ATGTTTTGCGAAGAAAAAGTAGCTCAAATGGCTGCATACCTACTTCTTAAGAGAGGTGGGCGCATGGCATATCTGAAATTGATGAAGCTGCTCTATCTGTCTAACCGCCAGTCGATTTTGAAGCATGGCAGGATGATCGGCGAAGATAGCCTTTACTCTATGAAATTTGGACCAGTCATGTCGAATACGCTGAACTTGATTCGCGGTAAGGCTGAAGGCATTGGTGACTACTGGTACAACTTGATAGAGACGAACGGGCATAATGTATCGTTGCGTTCAGATCCGAGGGAAATGGATGCAGACGAGGTCTTTGATGAATTGAGTCGTGCAGATATCCGGATTTTAGATGAAATCTATTCTCGGTATGGGCATATGAACCGATTTGATCTCGCAAATATGACGCATTTAGAAAGCGTTTGTCCAGAGTGGCACGATCCTGGCAATTCTCGTAAGCCTATAGACCTGAAAGAAATGCTGATCAGTGAGGGTAAAAGCGAGGATGAGGCTAATCGCATAATTGGCAAAATGGAAGAATCTCAGAAACTTAAGGAATTTTCTTTGCAATTATCATGACGGATTATCAGCCATACAGGAAAGGAACTGTGCTTGCCCCAACTGGACCATGCAATCATCTTCATGTGATTTGTAATGATCCTGTTTATTACCCCGTTAACGATTGTTATTGTGTTTTAGTTGTTAATATTTCTAGTATCAAGGATGGTGTCCCCCACGATCCGTCTTGCGTCTTGAATTCTGGTGATCATCGCTTTATCAAGCATCCAAGTTATGTTGTTTACGCTGAAGCTATAATTTGGCGAGTGGATAACATGGTTAGAAAGCAGCGATCGGGTGAGATTTCTGTTCATGATGATATGCCAGAAGCTACATTCAATAGAATTCTGGACGGTTTTGATATCTCTGATGAAGTTACGCCAAAGAACCTTAAATTTAAAAATAAATATTGCGTATCATCTATTGATGATGAGTAAACAACAGGAATTGTTTCGGTATAACTTCTGGAGTTTTCTATGGAAGATCAAAAAGCAACCAAGCCACAGGTTAAGTTCGACACAATGAAAGCATTCATAGGTATGGGTGCTGCTGTTGAAGTTCTGATGAAGGCTGCTCCTAATGCGTTCACTCACGCTACTGTCTCTGGTAAAGAGCAGCAGGGTAAGCTTCGTCGTCGCAAAGCAGCATGATTATAGCTGGTGCTTTTTGAAAACCCGCCTTTAGGCGGGTTTTTTCTTTAGTGATGTTCTTTGCCCTTCTGTTTGCCTGTTCTGACCTGTTCCCACTCGATACGTCCTTCTTCTCGTCTTTTGTCTATGTATTCCGCAAGATCCTGAATATTGATGCAACGTTTTGCTTTTTGTGATGTGCCGATGCGATATGTTGGAACGGGCAACTTACAAGCGTTTGCTTTTGCTTCTGCTGTGGCTGGACTCATACCAAAGTACTTTTGGCTAACTGCTGAGAGTTCAATGTTTGAGGTATTGAATTCAGCCATCAGTAAAAACAAGGTGTTCATAAATTTCTCCATTATCCCGGCTGCACCCGAGGGTAATATATTAATTAATAGCATCTTTGCTCTGAAGTACAGCAAATGCCATTAATACCTCTAAAGTATATCGTCTATAAAACTTAACGAATCCAACATAAAAAACATAGACGAAGAAAAAGCTAAGTAGCGTCGAAATAGAAATATAAGACACCGCCCCACCTTCTATAGCACGATAAATTAATGTTAGAAATGATATCCAAAATGTAATTACAAATACTAAACAAATATTTCTGCAAAAACCATATAATGCAACATAGTTTTGAATTTTTGTTTGATGTTGATTAGAAAATTCATAGACGTAATGATAAGCCAATCTGAAAAGATCATCATGAAGACCTGTCCTGATGTTTAATAATTTATCGTCTATTCTGAATTTTTTTTCATAACCTTCTTTGATCATTAGCCATGTGGTATTAGCTAATTGAAATGGCAATGATTGTGAATAACATAGTTTTTGAGTGGCGTAATCCCATGGTATTATCGGGAATAACATTACTTTGATTATGCAGTATTTTATTTTTCTCTTTGTGTCTTCGTTCTGTTTGTCACTTGATGGTGTTAAGACGTTTTTTTTGTCATCTGATAACTTATTAAATAGATATTCTGACGGATATTGCAATTCTTCGTTCATATATTTTTCAATAAAAAATGCGGATGTGATAGATATAAAGTGTCCAGCTATGTAAGATATGATTACTATTGAACCATAGTTCAAAATGCCAAAGATTTGACTTTGACCTCTGAGCAATTCAGTTAAGTCAATAACAATATCTAGATCGAATGTCAAACCACAGAAATACATTAATAGGATAAAAAAACCACCTGGTATTAAATATCCAAGAAAGTCATAGAATGAGAATGGATTTTGATTCATTGTTGCTCTCCAATAATTTTTCAATTTGTAATATAACCTATATCTATATGTTAATAAATTACTTATATGTTCTTTTATGGCAGAGTTTGAATTCGTACGTGCTGATTTTTACGACTCAGTTAACTCTTTAAAGCGTTCCATAAACATCCCATAGGCATGGCCTGGCGACAGTGGAATAACTTTGAACATCTCTGTTGCCGGGATACCTTCCAGTACAGGCCAGAAAGAGCCATCATCAAGCCCGAGATCGCGGCGTTCGGTTGCCAGCATGATGAGATCGGCATATTTCACAGGCGTGCTCATAACCGTGGGTAACCCGTATTTCTCACGGATTACGGCGTCTATTTTTTCTTCCATCCGTTTATAGTCAGGAAGAAGACGTTTCAGCGGCGTGGGGATGTCCTGGCAATACGCTTCTGTTGCATCATGCATTAACGCTTCAAAAGCAAATTCCTGCGGCACCAGCTGGCTGCAAAGCACCGCATGTTGGGCGACACTGTAGAAGTGTGAAAGATGACCGGCAAAGCGACAGATATTTGAAAGGGAAACCGCGATATCGTTAATCACGATGTCGTCTTTATTTATCCTGTCATAATAAAAATGCTTCCCGGAAAAAGTTTTAATAAATGACATTTTGTTCTCCGCGTATATGTGCTGCACCACGCTGAATTCTGGTAAAAGGAAGCCCTCACCATCCGGCGATTATTGAGTCAATTACGTTTCCATAAATGCCCCCGCAGGGGCATTTGCAGTAATGAAATCAGGCGGTGAAAGTACCAATAAAGGTTTCTACTTTGCTGTCTTTGAATTTCTCAACAAGCAGATCACGAAATTCGTTAGCCATTTCTTCCTGCACCGCCTCCAGCTGAATAATGCGCAGAACCAGTACAGGACGATCGCCAGTGATAATGCTGAGGCGTAATTTAAATGGACGTTCTTTCAGACCTTCAAACGGAACGCATTTAAATTCAAATGCCACTGGCATAATATCTTTGGTTTTCGCTTCGACAGACTCCATCAGGGAGCGTTTGCCGCTGAAGTCATTATCTTCAAAATCAGCGGTCTGGTTTGCTTCAATCGTGATTTTACGGACAGCCGCAGCCGCTTTTGTTGCCTGAATAGCGTCACCATTAGCATCAAAGCCCACAAGGTAGTCGGCCCAGTCTTCAATCCATTCTGCCAGTGACTTCTGGGAATGACGCTCGCCATTAACAGACAACAGAGCAGAGAACGGTGCTGTCTTTTTCAGTTTGAGAGTGGCAGTGTTATCTGCGTGACCTGGCTCATCAATAGTACCCAGGTTAAGCACACTGACGGCACGCATATTATCGGCATCGATAAAGCAGCGGGTGCCTTCATCTGCAAGATCTTTAGAATAACGAGTAAAGTCATCGATGCTGGCAGTGGAAAGCGCACCACGGAAACGGAAACGATTTAAATTAAATTTTTCCAGATCATGAATGCGGAAATTCTCAGGCAATGCCACAGCATCGGCACCAATCTTACTGATAATTTCATTAACACCCTGAGCAGAAATAAGGGCATGGATTTGATTAATTGCGGTTGCGTCTAAGTTCTGAGACATAATAAGTCCTCACTATATAAAAATATTCAGTGATGAGAGAAATAATCAGTTTATTAAAAACGATATTAATGACCTGCTGCGCGGAGTTTTCCGTCAGGTTCACCGGCAAGAGTCAGTAATTGTCCCTGGTCTTCCTGCAGAATAGTCAGGCGACCACCGCGATTGACATACATCGGCGTTTCGGTGGTGTCTTCTTCGGAAATTTTCCCGCGGTTAGTCGGGCGAACATATGAGAGTTTGTGTTTGATTTTCACACGGTTCTCATCAAATGGTTCGATTTCCAGGTTGAGCGAGACCTTACCTTTGGTTTTCGTATTCATCACACCGGAAGCGACTTCACTGAGAACAGCGCCGATTTTGGTTTCAAATACGCCGCCGTCCAGCTCCCCGATAAATGCCTGCACATCAGTACTGCGTTCGCTAGCCATTTTGCTGCTCCTCATCATATCGACCCTGCAAGGTCGGTTGGTTTCTCCACAAAACAGAGAAGAACACCTGCGGTGGCAGCCGCCCGGATGGATTGGGTTATGAGCCCGTCGGCCGGTGATGCTCTTCTCTGTTTTGTAAAAAGAGCGGTACCAGCCGGAAGCAAGTGTACAAACTGGTACCGCCAAAGCAGTGGCTGTTGTGGTGACCGGTGCTGATCTCCGGCTTGCGGTTATTTCAGACTCTCACGGGCGTTTAATTGCCCCGCCGAACAGCTCTTTTCCGCAATAGCTGCAATGTCTTTCGCGCATCAGCCTGCGCATTCACCACAACGCTGAGAGCACTTAGCCAGTTACGGCACCACACTTTGTCGCGGTTCCATAAATGCCCTCATCGTTGCACCCTGGTCTCTTCCCAGGTGTCAAACCGAACCGCCACGCTGGTTAGGCGTCTTATCAGCATCATCATTGACTTGCACATTCCGGCTACCTGGTTTGTTTGCTCGAGCAAGGAGTGGATTGTCCCCTTTAACGTCCCCAGACCGCTAACGACGCATGTGCCATACGCCGTGTTACAACCAAATTTTGTTAGTACCTTGTTTGTTTGTCTGGAAAGAAAGATAAAATGAAGTTGCGCATTATGCAAGTGTTTTTATTGCGAGATATGCAATTTAAAGGGTAATGAAAAGCCACCTTTGGGTGGCTAATTGATGAGGAGGTAAGGGTTAATTGTGTCGCTTAAGGGTTTGTGACTGGCTGATTAAGACCTTTCCAAAGACCATAAACCGGTGTTCATTTTCGCTGGTAATTCCCCATTCACGGTAAATCTGGTTATCAGAAATCACCAGTAGTTTGTCAGGTATCATTTGCAGTCGTTTGACATAAATTTTATCATCAAAACCAAATACATAGATACCATCTCCATCAAACTGATTGATACTGACATCAACGAAGATGAGATCTCCTGGCTCAATGGTTGGACACATACTGTCCCCACGAACGTTGATAACTTTAATGTGATTGGCTGGCCGTCCGCCAAACATCGATACAGCATTATCAGTTCTGTATTCAATGGCATGAATCACATCAATGACATCACCGCCCTGGATAAGGCCATTTCCCGCACTGGCACTGACATCCAGCATTTCAATACGGAATACATCCTTCACCTGCGCAACATCCTCACTAATACTGTTTTTAAATACAGTATTACTTTTGACGTCTGAGGTAAAGAGATCAGCAATATCAACACCTAAGCTCCTGGCAATATTACTCAGGGCTTGTTCAGTGAATTGTTTCTGCTTACCTGTTTCCAGGCGTGAGATATTCGCCGCATCCACTCCTATTGCTTCAGCGAGATCGGCGATTTTCATGTTCTTCGCCTGGCGAAGTTGTCTGACTCGGTTTCCTATGTTCATGCGTTTATTACATTTCTTTATTGCGCGTTAAGCAAATCAACTTGCGCAAAATATTTGCGTGAAATAATATGCTCATCACGCAATATGTGGAGGTAATATGCAATCACCATTACGGAATGTGCGTAAGACGCACGGATTTACTTTGCAGCATGTTGCTGCTGGCGTTCAGGTCAATCCAGCTACGCTGAGTCGTATTGAAAGACTGGAACAAATTCCATCTATCGATCTTGCAGAACGTCTGGCCAATTTTTTTAAGGGTGAAATCAGCGAAATGCAGATTCTTTATCCGGCACGTTTTCAATCTAGCCAAAACCAGAATGGGTTTAAACCACAGGAACAGGAGGTAAGCCGTGGGTAATCATAACTGGAAAGTGGAAAAACAGCCTGAGTGGTACGTGAAAGCTGTCAGAAAAACTATCGCGGCGTTGCCGGAGGGTTACGCTGAAGCTGCTGAGTGGCTGGATGTAACAGAGAACGCATTATTTAACCGCCTTCGTGCCGATGGCGATCAGATTTTCCCGCTGGGATGGGCAATGATTTTACAACGTGCTGGTGGCACTCACTTCATTGCTGACGCTGTGGCGCAGTCTGCAAATGGCGTCTTTGTGTCTCTTCCTGACGTCGAGGATGTGGACAATGCCGATATTAACCAGCGTTTACTGGAAGTCATTGAACAGATCGGCAGTTATTCAAAACAGATTCGTTCAGCAATCGAAGACGGTGTAGTGGAACCGCATGAGAAGACAGCAATTAACGACGAACTGTATCTTTCAATTTCGAAGCTCCAGGAGCATGCAGCACTGGTCTACAAAATCTTCTGCGCTCCAGAAAATAGTAACGCCCGCGAGTGTGCAGCTCCGGGCGTCGTGGCGTCGATTGCTTCTGGTTGTGGAGAAACTAACGCATGAATAGTTTAACGGCAAATAACCGTTTGTCGCAACAGCTGGTGGTCAGCGTCGCTGAACACCTGTTGTTACGGCATGAATGCAGATTACCAAATCACCTGGCTGTAAGTAACCACAGAGAACTTTACCTGACTGTGGGGGGCGAGTTGTGCAGGAACTTAACCGCTGGTTTCGTGACGGAAGAGGGCTTTATGTCCATGTTATTCGTTGGGAGCCAGAAACACAGCGCGTTATCTATCTTCGCAAAGACTACCCGCATGAGTGCTTTAGTCCTTTGTGGAAATTCAGGCGTGATTTTGTTGAGTGTGAAGGACCACCAGCATATTGATTCTGCAATTCCGGGACGTTACACTGCTCAGGCACCTTATAAAGCGGGTGCCGGGATTGGCGTCCTGAAATTGTCAACGGCGATGTATGACGCGCCAGCGTCTTTTTTATCGTCCGCATTTGCTCACATCCAGATTATGGTGGGCTGGGCGGGGGCACCGAAAGGTGCGCCGGTCTCCGTTGACGCCGGTTACGCCAACCCCGTCCAGTTCACCACCAGTGAAATTGGCGTTTCCGGTGGTGGAAGTTTTTCACTGTCAACGGAGGCTGCCATCATGGCTACGATCCCAGCCCTCACTCAACCTGAAATCACCATTGACAACGGCCAGGCCGTTACCACTTCTTTGGCTGTTGCCAACTTCTTCTCCAAGCGTCACGACGATGTGCTGAAAAAGATCCGCACTCTGGATTGTTCCCCAGAGTTTTGTGCCCGCAATTTTGCGGAGACATCGATTTCGGTAAATCAACCGAACGGTGGTACACGCAAGCTCCCTTGCTATCAAATCACACGAGACGGTTTTGCGTTTCTTGCTATGGGTTTCACGGGTAAACGTGCTGCCCGGTTCAAAGAGGCATACATAAATGCCTTTAACCAGATGGAGAAACAGCTTTCAAAGCCCGCTGTACCGAGCGACGTTGCACATAACGCCAGCGTTCTCTGTTCCTACATTTCATCAATTCATCAGGTCTGGCTGCAGCAGCTTTATCCTATGTTGGCAAAAGCCGAATCTCCGCTGGCTGTTAGCTTATATGACTATATTAATGATGCTTCGGCGCTGGCCTGTCTCATAAATTTGTCGCTGAACCCTTCAGAGGTAAGGGGGCGCAAATGATCCGGAATATTTTCAAACGGTTTACCAATCATACTTTCCGTTGTCCTCGTCCGGGTCAGTGGTACACCACGCCTGCTGGGCATGTTCTACGTGTTAGCCTGGTTGACCGTGAATGTCAGAAGGTGGTTTGTGAACCGCTGGGCCGTAATTACCGCGTCAGTATGCCGCTTATAGCCTTTTGCTCCGGAAAAATGTTTAAGCGTCTGGGAGGTGTGGCGTGAACTGTTTTCAGTTTGTGTGCGGATGTGCTTTCGATAACCCGATTCAGCGCCTGATTATGTTGCGTGTTTTGATGTCGGGTTCTTCAGACGGTGAAGGCGAGAGAGTTATTGATCATCAGGTGCTTGCTGATTTCTGCTGTTGTTCTAAGCAAGCGATATTCAGGGAAACCCTGGCACTGGAAAGAGCTGGTTATCTTCATATCCGAAAAATTGCAACGCTTACTATTGATGCAAAAGCCAGACTACAACCTGCGCGTGGCTACACAATTCTCATGCTGCGGAAGGAGGTTGTATGAGCCGTTACGCCCCCACACCGGAAGTTATGGCTATTGGTCAAATTAATATTTCCGGCAATGTTACACCTGCGACCTGGTGGAAATATATTCGACTACCCAGTGGGCGTCCGGATGCGACGGCTATCGCTCTGCTTTCAGAGATCGTTTACTGGTACCGCCCGACAGAGGTCAGGGATGAGCACACCGGAGCGTTGCTGGGATATCGCAAGCGTTTTCAGGGCGACAAACTGCAAAGAAGCTACCAGGCGTTTGCTGAGCAGTTTGGTTTCGGGAAAAGGGAAACCGCAGATGCGCTGAAGCGTCTGCGCGATGCAGGGTTTATTACTCTGGATTTACGCACGGTGGAAATGCTCGATGGGGTGAAATGCAGCAATATTTTGTTTGTCGGGATCAACCCACAGGCAATTGCGGCCATCACCACACCTTCTTCTGTTTCGCCAGAAAGTAACAGCAATAATGCAATCAGCGATACAGCTATTACGTTAAAACGGAACACCCCCCGACGTCATAACGGAACAGGGGATACGCCGAATGTTGATACAAATACAGAGATTACTACAGAGATTACTACAGAGATTACAACGGAGACTAAAAACACTATTGGCGCATCCGCTGACGCGTCTGCACCAGCGCGTTCTGCCAGACAGGAATATTCACCGGAATTTGAACAGGCCTGGCAGGAATATCCCAAACGTGCTGGTGGTAATTCAAAATCCGCCGCTTTTAAAGCCTGGAAAGCCCGAATCAGGGAAGGTGTGACACCCGAAACCATGCTCGACGGTGTGAAACGCTATGCCGCCTGGGTGCGTGTCTCTGGAAATACCGGTACCCAGTTCGTGAAGCAGGCGTCGACGTTCTTTGGTCCGGATCGTCATTTCGAAGAATCCTGGGAAGTTCCTGCGGTATCTGCAGCCAGACGCGAGGACCCGTACTTCAAAGCCAGTTACGACAACGTGGACTACAGCCAGATCCCGGAAGGATTCAGGGGGTGATCATGAGTCTTTTGAATGAAGTTCAGAAATTCATTGAAGCCCATCCGGGGTGTACTTCCGGAGACATTGCGGATGCTTTTTACGTGGGGGCTTAATGAGTAATAAATATTGCCAGGCGCTGGTAGAACTGCGGAACAAACCAGCCCATGAACTGAAGGAAGTGGGCGATCAGTGGCGCACGCCGGACAACATTTTCTGGGGAATTAACACCTTGTTTGGTCCGTTTGTTCTGGATCTGTTCACTGACGGTGATAACGCCAAATGTGCCGCGTATTACACGGCGGAAGACAACGCGCTGGCGCATGACTGGTCAGAACGTCTTGCGGAGCTTAAAGGTGCTGCCTTTGGTAATCCCCCATACAGCCGCGCCAGTCAGCATGAGGGGCAATACATCACCGGCATGCGTTACATCATGAAACATGCCAGTGCCATGCGTGATAAGGGCGGGCGCTATGTTTTCCTGATCAAAGCGGCCACCAGCGAAGTGTGGTGGCCGGAAGATGCAGATCATATTGCTTTTATTCGCGGGCGTATTGGTTTTGAACTGCCAGCCTGGTTTATCCCGAAAGACGAAAAGCAGGTGCCAACAGGTGCTTTCTTCGCTGGTGCTATTGCTGTTTTCGACAAGACCTGGAAGGGAGCGGCAATCAGCTACATCGGGCGCGATGAACTTGAGGCATGTGGTGAGGCGTTTCTGGCGCAGGTTCGCCAGCAGGCGGAAAAACTGGTCAGGGAGATGGCGGCATGACGACATTAACTCAATGCCAGCAGCAGGTGCTGGATATGCTGATTTCTTATCAGAAAGAACGTGGCTTCCCGCCAACCAATCAGGAGGTGGCAACCATGCTGGGATACCGTTCGGTGAATGCAGCGGTGGAGCATCTTCGCGCACTGGAGAAAAAAGGTGTCATCACGATAAAGCGTGGCGTGGCCCGGGGTATCACTCTTCATACCGCGGTGAAGGACGACGACAGCGAGGCGGTCGGGATTATCCGCGCCCTGCTTGCCGGTGAGGCAAACGCCAGGCTGCGTGCAGCCCACTGGTTACATGAGAGGGGCCTGAAAGTATGAAGCTAATACTGCCTTTTCCGCCCAGCGTGAACACGTACTGGCGACACCCCAACAAAGGGGCGTTTGCTGGTAAGAGCCTGATAAGCGCGGCGGGGCGAAAATTCCAGAGCGCGGCG